AACAGCAGCACGAGATCGACCAGTTGAAGCGGCAACTCAAGAAGCGCCTGCACTGATGATCCACCTCCACGGCCGCAGCGAAGCTATGTCCACCTGGTGCGGCGGTGTAGTGTTTTCCTTTGAAGGTCGAAGCGAAACCACGGTCTTTACTCTAACGGAGTTCAAAACTTAAATGCCTAACATTAATCTCGGTCTCTCCGCCAACGACGTTGTAAACGTGGCCGTGTCGTTGACGCCGACCGCCGCTGCTCAGCGTAATTTCGGATCGTTACTCATCCTGGGTGACTCGGGTGTCATCGACACTACAACCCGTTTACGGTTGTACTCTTCGCTTGCAGCAGTGGCAGGGGACTTCTCCAATACGTCGCCTGAGTACTTGGCTGCTGCCATTGCCTTTGGGCAGAACACGCAGTTATCCAGTCTATACATTGGTGCTTGGGCCCGTACGGCTACCCCAGGAACACTGATCGGTGGTCCTCTTTCCGCAGCTGCGCAAGCCATCTCCAACTGGACCGCAGTGACTTCCGGTGGTATTGATTTCGTCATTAATGGTGTGCCGTATAACCTCACAGGCCTGAATTTCTCCGCTGTGACCAGCATGGCAACCGTGGCTGCGGTCATGCAGATTGCGCTTTCCGGTTCCGGTGCCAGCATCATTTGGAATCCGATCTACAATAACTTCGTGGTGGACAGTGGCACTACGGGCATCGGTTCTACGGTGTCGTTTGCTACCCCTGGTTCCGGTTTCGATATCTCGGCGCAGACGGGCCTTACGGCTAGCTCGAGTGGGGCTTATGTGGTGACGGGCATTGCAGCAGAAACCCCGCTTACCGCAATCACTACCTTGGCTGCTCTTACCAACAACTGGTATGGCGTGATGTTTGCTGCTTCGGTCATGCCACAGGATTCGGATTATGTGGCCTGCGCAGGATTCATCAACGGAGCTTCTCCTTCGCATATCTTCGGTGTGACGACGCAGGAAGGTGCGGCGCTAAATGCCAGCTTGAATACGGACGTTGCCAGCCAGTTGCAAGCGCTGAACTACAATCGCACGTTTGTCGCCTATTCGTCTTCTTCGCCCTATGCGTGCGCAGCCATCTTTGGTCTGGCCTTCACCACGAATTTCAATGGGTCTAACACTTTGTATACCTTGAAGTTCCAGACGGAAAATGGCGTGGCTGCGGAAACACTCACAGAGGCACAAGCGGCCGCTCTTAACGGCAAGAACTGCAATGTGTATGTGAACTATAATTTGTCGAGCGGCACGGGTGCATCCATTGCCATCGTGCAGCAAGGCACCATGGCCGGTGGCGCATTCTTCGACATGATCCATGGAACGGATTGGTTGCAGAACGCCATCCAAACGGCGGTGTTCAATTTGCTGCTGACAGCGGGCACCAAGATCCCGCAAACCGACGCGGGTGTTACTCGTATCATCAACACAGTAACCCAAGTCTTACAGCAATCGGTGACCAATGCACTGGTCGCACCGGGTGTATGGCAAGGGCCTGACATCGGCGCTATTGTCACGGGGCAGACACTCAGCACTGGTTTTTATGTATACGCACCCCCTGTATCGTCGCAGACGCAGGCGGCGCGTGCTGCGCGTCAAGCCCCTGTTATGCAAGCGTGCATTAAATTGGCGGGTGCTATCCACTCCGCTTCGATCCTCCTTTCGGTCAACCAGTAACCTCCTAGGAGCTATTTTCCATGGCTAATACTTACAGCTTCAAGGACGTCTCCTGCAACCTTGCAGGGCCGACGGGCACCGCCGACCTCGGTTACGGTGCAGCGGTGTCCGAAGAAGGCATTACGATCGACATGGCAGGCGACAAGAACACCATGCACATTGGCGCGGACGGATCTCCGATGCATTCGTTGCACGCGGACAAGTCAGGCACTGTGACTATTCACACTCTCAAAACTTCGCCCACCAATGCAATCCTTCAAGCCATGTACGATGCACAGCAGTTGAGCTCCACGTTGTGGGGCCAGAACGTGATCGTTGTGCGGCAGAACGAATCGGGTGACCTGACAACGGCTGCCTATTGTGCCTTCAAGAAGAAGCCCAACCTCAAGTACGCAAAAGACGCAGATGTGCTTGACTGGGTGTTCGACGCAGGCACCATCGACAGCGTGTTGGGAACGTATTAAGATGATCAAACCAGGAGTTTCACATGGTAGAGTTCGAAATCGATGGGAGGCAGTTTCGTTTCGATAAGCTGCCTGCAATGCAGCAGTTTCATGTATCTCGTAAAATTGCTCCGCTGATCCCGCCACTGTTGCCCATCTTCGGGCAAATCCGTAAGGATACGGAAAAAGGTATTGCCGTTAAGGACGACTTTGACAAATTAGCCCCGTTACTACAGCCTTTCGCCGATGGCCTGGGCAACCTGACGGATGAATCTTCAGAGTACGTGTTCAATGCATGTCTCGGAGTCGTGCGATACAAGCATGGGGAGAATTGGATCCCATTGTGGAGCACCACAAGCAAGGTTGTTATGGTGTCCGAGTTGAACGATGCCAGTCTTTTGCTACGACTCGTAATCCGAGTTATCCAGGATTCCCTGGCGCCTTTTATAACCGGGTTCCTTACGAACGCAAGCGAACCGGAAGAGGCATCGCGTTCCACTCCCTCCCAGGTGGAGAAGATTGGCTCCTAGCGCCGGTGGAGCGCGGCATGATCAAATTGGAGTCCTTGCTGGACGGCACCGTGGATTTGTTGCATGTGGCAATGTGTAACGACTACCTGGCTGTGGTAGCGGACAACGAAGAACTGCTCCGCAAGAAGGATTAAAGCCAGTGGCTGAAAGCACCGTAATCAAAGAATTCCTCGTCGCCATTGGCTACAAAGTTGACGAGAGTTCCACAACTAAAATTATCGGTGGAATCAACCGTGTATCCAAGGCTGCGGAAAGCCTTGGGTTCCGGATTGAAGCAACAGCTCTGGCCGTGGCTTATGGCGTGGCACGTTTTGCTTCCAATCTCGAGCAGCTGTACTTCGCCGCACAGCGTACTAATTCGAGTGCCGACAGCCTCAAGGCCTTTGACCTGGCTGCGCGCAACTTCGGTGCAAGCATTGATGAAGCGCAAGGATCGGTAGAGAACCTGGCTGCGTACCTGCGTAACAATCCAGGAGGCGATAACGTAATCGCCGCGTGGCTCGGTGAAGTAGGCTTGTCTGCGAAGGGGGCCAATGGCCAGATGTTGCAGGGCACTGCACTCATGGTGCAGCTCGGCAAGATGTTTGCTATTCAGCGCAGAGAAGGCCACACCTACCTGGCAAGTCAGATCGCGGGTCAGTTGGGTATTTCTGACCGTACCATGCTGGCGATTAGCAGCCCTGGCTATGCCGAGGAAGAGGCAAAGCAGGAGAAGCGTGCTGCGGGTTGGGCAAAAGTGTCCGAAGCAGCACATCGCTTCATGATTCAGTTAGAAGATTTGAAGATGCAATTTGAGCAAATGATGCTCGGATTCGAAGCACCGGCTATGGCTGCACTGCGCACGCTTATGACCAAAGTGTCTAAGCTCCTACATGACCATGGCAAACAGATCGTTACGGATTTGACGGTCGTCTTTACTTGGGCCATCGAAGGGATTGGCAAGGTGCTGGATTGGTTGGACCGTAATGGCAAAGAGGCGCTGGTGCGCATCGAGGCCATGTGGTTGGACTTCCAGTTTGACTTCGAATTATATATCAAGCCTGTATTGGAGTGGCTGTGGACGCAGTTCACCCGCCTGGATGAAGCCACCAATGGCTGGAGCACCAAGCTCCTGGTGGTGAGTGGCGCACTCAAGGCCCTGGGGGCCACGGGCATTGTTACCGGCATCCTGAGCTTAGGTGCTGGCATTGCCAAGGCAGCTACCGGGGCCTTGGGGCTCGCTGTGGATGCGGGCGCCTGGGGCGTTGCTGGTACGGCCTTCGGCCTGGCAGCCTGGGCAGGGCTAGGGGTCGGGCTTGGAGCCCTGCTGGACCACTTCTTCCCCGAATCTACACAGGCAGCGGGTTCCTGGGTGGCAGACCGGGTAGAGGACCTGGGCAACCTGTGGGACCGGGCCATGGCCCGAAACCGCGAGTTCCATGTGGATGCCGTGTATGGGGATCGTCCGGATCGTGCAGCCCTGGATGCGAAGTACTCCCCACACTTCGAGATTAACTTGAATACAACGGTGCATGGTAGTCTCGGCGGTGACCCGCACAAGACAGCAGGCTATGTGGCCTCGGAAACAGAGCGTGCCGTACGTCGCGCTGCGTCTGATTTGACGCGCGAATTCTTGGCGACCGTGAAATGAGTGCTGTTCTCTCTGAGCTGACAAGTATTGGTTCCTCCATCCTCAGCAATGTATTGAAGCCCGTACCACAGGGTTTGATTGGCACTATTCCCGTTCAAGCAACATTTGAAGAAACGGGCACGGACCTGGTCACGATCACGGACCATCCGGTAGAGGCCGGTGCACAGATCTCCGACCATGCTTACTATCGGCCCGCGGAACTGATGATGCGCTGTGGCTGGTCTAATTCCAGCGCTGCCAACTTGGTGGGGGCTGTGTCCTCCCTATTCTCCAGCGGTGGTGTATCGCAGTTTGCGGGATTATCCCAACTCAGCAGTTTGTTCGGTGGCAGTTCGGCTCCTCCCACCTCGGGTGGTGGCATGTCGGTTTCCGACTACGTGTCGGGGATCTATACACAGTTGCTGTCATTGCAACAGTCATTACAGCCCTTTTCCGTGACAACATCGATTCGTCAGTACACTAATATGATGTTTGCATCTTTGGTGCTGACACGCGATCAAAAGACTTCGCAAGCGTTAATGGTGGCAGCGACCTTCCGACAAGTGATTATCGTAAACACGGTAACCACCACACTCGCGCCGATTGCGAACCTTGCTTCTCCTGCAAATAACGCCGAGACCGTAGCCTTGGGCCCACAGTCCGCCGTACCAAACGCAGCGCCGGCACCAGGCGGTGCCGTGTCGCCGAATGCGTGGCCAGAAGGCAGCGATGAAGCGGCAGGTATCTTTGAACCGGGTGAGGAGCCTCCGACCTGATGGCTACTTACTCTACAATCCCGTTGCAAGCGCAACCGCAGTCATTTACGATTACTTTGAGCGGTGTGACCTACACCCTGACTATTCAGTATCGCAACGTGGCCATGGGTGGCTGGATATTGGACATCGCCGATTCCAACAACAACCCGATTATCCAAGGCATCCCCTTGGTAACGGGTGCCAATCTCCTGGCGCAGTATGCTTATCTAGGATTCGTGGGTACGTTATGGGTGCAGACACAAAGCGATCCGGATGCCGTGCCTACGTTCACTAACTTAGGAACAGATGGGCAGGTTTATTACGTGACCAACCCATGACACAGCAATTCCTACGGCAGCTAAACCTGGTGGTGTCCAGCAAAACGGAAGCTATCGACTTCGGGGCTTTCTGGTGTTCCTTCACGGTAAAGCGGGGTGACTTCCAAACGCCGAACTCGTTGAACGCGCGCATCTATAATTTGAAGTCCGAGACGATGAACACGATTAGTCAGCTGGAGTTCACGACGGCATCGCTTTCTGCTGGCTATCAGTATCCAGGAACATCGGGCAATTCAGGACTGCTGTTTGAAGGCAACATTGTTCAGTTCCGTAAAGGTCGGCTTAACCAGCTGGACTCTTATGTGGACATCACAGCGTCGGATTCTGATGAGGCATACAACTTTGCGCCGATTGCCACTACCATTCCTGCTGGCAGTAAGCCAGGCACTGTAGCAGCGGCTATTGCTGGCGCCTTTGCCAATGCTTCGAATAGTCAGGGAATAACACAAGGATATCAGCCAAACTATAAGCCAGATGCGTTAGTGCGTGGGCGTGTAATGTTTGGCATGGCACGCGACGAAGCACGAGCTTTTGCCAACCAGAATCAGTGCAAGTGGTCGTTGCAGGACGGCAAGGTAACGTATATCCCATGGGTGTCTTATATCCCAGCGGGGCAAGTACCAGTGATCTCTGTGTCCACTGGGCTTATTGGAGTTCCTGAACAGACCCAGTCTGGCATCAACATTAAGACACTCATGAATTCCACCTATAAGGTGGGACAGTTGGTGCAGTTGAATTCGCAGATTAATCAGTTCCGTTACGCCCTGGACTTCCCGTCGCAGACGACGAACACAGCCATCGCGCTACAGAATCAAATTGCTCCGAACATCGGTCCAAACACAGGCAATCCAAGCGATCAGCAAGGACTCTATTACATTATGGTTGCCAACCACACGGGCGATACCCGAGGTGAAAATTGGTATACGGACCTGACTTGCTTATCCGTAGACGCGACCTTGGTAAACCAGGACCAGAATAACGCCCTGGTGCAGACCGGTCCTAACCCGATCTTCCGGTACGGGGGAACGTAAGTGGATCAGCGCGAACGATATTTAGATGATGCGGAAACCATGCGCATTGCCTTGGAAGCGATGCAGGCCCGTATATGGACTTCGCTGCCCTGCGTAGTGCAGGCGTTCCCGGCCGCCTCGGGCCTGGGTCCTCGGTTGCTAGATGCGCAGCCCACGATCGCTGGCAGTTACGTCAATAGCAAGGGCCAGACCATCGTCCTGCAGATGCCATTGCTGGTGGACGTACCGGTATGGTTCCCGGGTGGTGGCGGAGTTACGATTCCGTATCCCATCGCACAAGGGGATGAGT